GACCCGATCTCATAGCAATGATTGTTGAAACGGGATGCCGATGGCAATGAATCTACAGGCGGGAAACCTTCAAGATTTTCCCGAACCCAAGTGGTTTGAGTAATAATATTTTGCTCGGGTGGAGAACCACGAGTAATAAGACTCTTACCATTGACGACGACCGAAATCTCGTCAGGATCCAAAGCTGGAGAAAGCAACACACCAGGACGACCAAGTAAAGTTTCATCAATTTTCTTGAAATCGTCTGGAGAGAGCATAGCTGAAATGCCAATGGTGAAATCGGCGGTTCGAGCAGCATAGTGCACTCCCAAAATTCCGGGTGTATCTCCAGTGGAGAAATAAATTCCTCCACACATACCAACGGCAGTCTCCTCAGGAAAGGTCCATTCAATAATTTGAGCACCATTACTTGCAACTGTGGCAACACCAGTGACCGGTATGGGGTTACGCAACTCACCGGTCTCTAGTCGCTGGCAATAAATTGCTCTCAACTGAGTAGGAAGGTGGTTGAAATAGGTACGGACTGGTGCAAAAGAGGAAAAACATAATTTTCCTATAGCAAGTTTTTGAGAATGATGCGGAACAAAATTTTCCGGGCCAACCGTCAGAGTACGTCTTTCATGTGGACCAGTACCACGTACCAAAAGCCATTCTTGCGTATACATAGGTGCATCTCGCAAACCCATGATACAAAGTCCAGTGTCATAGAAATAGGCATCACACCTAAAAACCCAGTCTCCAATATCATTCTTGTGGAAAACGCTGACCAGACCCTTAACGCTCTTGTCAAACATTTGCGTTGAGGTCATGCCATGTGGGGGTCGGTACGATGCACGTTTCTCTACAGTCATTCTCTTCCATACATCAAGTTCAGTCTCCCGCTTATCAATTTGGGAAGAACTGACCGACATAAAACCTTGTCGGAACTCTGAGGAAGGAATTTTGGACTGCGTAAAATGCTTTGGAACATCAAAAACCAATTCTTCTTTCTGTGGCCGGAAAAAGTCAGCCACATTCGGATGGGATTCTTCTGCGACCGTTTTCACGACAGAAGGTACACCACCCTTGGGCCAACCTGGACATTCC